TCAGGTATGGTTACACCAAATCATGCTCTTGGTGGTTCAACAAATGTAGTTGTAAATGTAGATGCTTCTGGAACATCTGTTCAAGGTGATGAAGATAATTCCGCAGAACTTGGTAGATTAGTAGGAGCTGCTGTTCAAGCAGAAATGATAAGACAACAAAGACCTGGAGGTATTCTTGCTCGCTAATGGCTACTTTTCCATCAATAGACCCTACTTACAATTCACAAAAACGCAGTCAGCCAAAGTTGCGTATCACTCAATTTAATGATGGTTATCAAAACAGAATAAAATTTGGTCAAAATATTGATCCAAAAGTCTGGAGTCTTACTTTTAATGTATCTGAATCTGACTCAGATACTATTGAGGCTTTTTTAGAAGCAAGAGCAGATGATGGAGCTTCTTTTGATTGGCAGCCACCAGCAGAACCAGCGGCTTTAAAATGGATTTGTTTATCTTGGACTAAAACAATTCCTTATGTAAATAGGGCTACAATTCAAACAACATTTCAACAAGTATTTGAACCATAATGCCAGTTCCAGTAACAGATTTACAACAACCTAATATAAGTAACATTATTGAGTTATTTGAACTTGAATTAAATACGGCAATGCACGGGGCTACAACTGTTTATAGATTTCATAATGGTGTAAATGAAAATAATAGTAATTTGATTTTTAATGGTAATGAATACCAGAAAATGCCTATTCAAGCAGCAGGTTTTGATTTTAAATCTACTCAATTACCAAGACCAACAATAACAATATCAAATATATTTGGAACGATAACAACAATTCTTTTGACGTTGCCCCAAGGTTTAGAGGGTGCAAAAGTCACAAGAATTAGAACACTTGAAAAATATATTGATTCAGAAAATTTTCCAACACAAACTCTTACTGATTTCATTGCCCAAGAAACAACTTTATCTGATTTAATTACGCAAGAAGATGGAGATAGTATTGGATTGGAAGTTAGTGCTTCACCACATGGCACACCAGATCCAACTCAAGAATTTCCAAGAGAAATTTATTTAGTTGACAGAAAAACACAAGAAAATAGAGAAGCAGTAATTTTTGAACTTGCTGCGATTGTTGATTTTCAAGGTCTTAAAATACCAAAAAGACAAATAATTCCAAATGATTTTCCTGGTGTTGGGACATTCTTCTCATGACATGGAAACAAGTAGCGTTAGAACATGCAAAACAAGAGTCACCAAAGGAGTCTTGTGGTCTATTAATTATAAAAAAAGGGATAGAAGTTTATTATCCTTGTAATAATTTAGCTGTTGAAGCAGAAGACTTATTTATTATTGATCCTGTTGATTATGCAAAAGCTGATGATTCCGGTGAAATAGTTGCTGTAGTACATAGTCACCCAAAAACAAGTCCTGAACCAAGTCAAGCTGATAAAGTTGCATGTGAAAAAAGCAAGTTGCCTTGGTATATTGTTCAACCAGATTTAGAACAATGGGTAAGTTTCAAACCATGTGGTTATAAAGCTCCATTAATAGGACGAAAATATTGTTGGAAAGTATGCGATTGTTGGAGTGTTGTCCGTGATTGGTATGCTGAAGAAAAAAATATCATTCTCAAGGATTGGGATCGCCCTAATAGTGCTGCTGATTTTATTAGGAATCCAATGTTCGAGGGTTGTTATTTTGCTACTGGCTTTCGAGAGCTAACAGAAACAGAAGAATTGCAGGAGGGTGATTTATTACTTATGTCAGTAAAAAGCAAAGGTTTAAATCATATTGCTGTTTATTTAGGAGATAATTTAATCCTTCATCATCTTGCTAATAGATTAAGTAGTCGTGACCAATTAGACGAATGGCTATTAAAATGTATAGGTAAAAGGATTCGTTATGTTGCGTAAAATAAAACTTTACGGAGAATTAGCGGATTGCATTGGTTTTAAAACCTTAGAGGCAGAAGTAAATAACATTGCACAAACAATTAGTTTTTTAATACATAATTTCCCGCAAGCTGAATCCCATATTGCAGCTAATGAGTACACAGTGTTTATTGATGATTGGAACGTAGATGAAAAAGAATTAACTCATCCAGCAGGGCAAGGAACTGTAAAAATTATTCCAGTAATTGCTGGTGCTGGAGGAGATAACGCAACAAGAATAATTCTTGGAGTTGCACTCATAGGTGTTGCCATCGTTGCACCAGCAGCAGGATTTGGTTTAGGTACGGCAGGAGGAGGTCTACAATTTGGAACATCAACTCTTACAGGTATAAGTATGGGCGGTCTTGCTGCTTTTGCAGGCAATATAGGACTAGCATTAACTCTTTACGGAATTTCAGGTTTGTTAAGTCCAGAAGAATCTATAGAAGAGTCAGAACAAGACCCTCGTAGATCATTTAGTTTTAGCGGTATTCAAAACACAAGTAGGGCTGGTGTTGCTGTTCCGGTAATCTATGGTGAAGTATTAACAGGTTCAGTAGTTATTTCTGCTGGAATAGACACAGTTCAGGTGGAAGCATGACATTAATTATTGGTTCAGGAGGAGGTAAGGGTGATGATCGTGGTGGTAAACGCCATGAAACAAAAGACAATTTAGATAGTAAACAATTTGCAAAAGTATTAGATTTAATTGGCGAAGGTGAAATATCAGGATTAAAAGATGGTGCTAAATCCATATTTTTAAACAACACGCCTTTACAAGATTCAAATGGTGCTTTTAATTTTAAAGATGTTAGTTTCGTTGAAAGAACAGGTACTTCAAGTCAAACTTTTATTCCAATAACTTCTGATATTGAAACCACAAAAGCAACAGGGTTATCAACTATTGTTCAAGCAACTCCAGGTGTTGTTCAAATAACAGATTCAGAAGTAGATGCTGTAAAAGTAATAATTAGTGTTCCCGTATTACAACGAATTACTGATGAAGGTGATATTTATGGATCACATTTTGAACTTCAAATTGCTGTGCAATATCAAGGTGGAAGTTATCAAGCAGTTGTTAGTGGAAATAACGGAGAAATTAGAGGTAGAACTGCTGATTTATATCAAAGAGAATATTTAATAAATTTAAGTGGTAACTTTCCAGTAAATATAAAAGTTACAAGAGTAACAGCAGACAGTAGCGATTCAAAAGTTGTTAATGCGTTCCAATGGAATAATTATGTTGAAGTAAAATATCAAAAACTTGCTTATCCAAATACTGCTTTAGTTGGTTTAAGAGTAGATGCTGAACAATTTACAAGTATTCCATCTCGTAAATATTTAGTAAGAGGCATCAAAGTAAAAATTCCTCATAACGCAACACCAAGAGCAGACGGGAGTCTTTCTTATTCTGGTGTCTTTAATGGAACATTAGGGGCTGCACAATATACGAATGATCCAGCGTGGGTACTTTTCGATCTTTTAACTAGTGAAAGATATGGATGTAATTTAGCCGAAACAAGTATCGACAAGTTTGCTTTTCAAGCAGCATCAGCTTATGCCTCAGAATTAATAGATGATGGAACGGGTACTGGTAATACAGAACCTAGATTTTCCACAAACGTTTCATTACAGACAAGGCAGGAAGCCTTTAACGTCATTAATCAACTTTCTTCTGTTATGAGAGCTATGCCAATTTATCAGGCTGGTTCTATAACAGTAAGTTGTGATAAGCCTAGAGATGCTAGTTTTTTATTTACACTCGCTAATGTATTAGAACCTGGTTTTACTTATTCATCTAGTAGTCAAAGAGTAAGACCAACTGTTGTAGTTGCTAAATATTTAGATCTTGAAAAAAGGGATGTTTCATACGAACAATTTATTGATACAGAAAATCAGGCTAGATATGGCACGATTGTTCGAAATATAGATGCTTTTGCAACGACTTCAAGAGGCCAAGCTTTGCGATTAGCAAAATGGACAGCTTATATGGAAAATGTAGAAAGAGAATTGGTTACATTTAAAACATCAATAGATGCTGGAGTAACAGTAAGACCTGGACAAACAATCGAAATTGCGGATCCAGTTAAATCTGGAGAAAGAAGAGGAGGAAGAATTAAAGCAGTTAATTCTACAACTGAAATTGAGCCTGATGATATTACGGGATTATCAATAATAGGCTCCCCAACCTTATCTATTTTAATGCCTGATAATACTGTAGAAACTAAGACTGTAACAGGTCTTGGTGGGGGTGTATTTACTTTAAGTAGTGCTTTATCTACAACACCTAATGTTAATAGTGTTTGGGTATATCAGACAACAACTATACAAACAACACAATGGAGAGTTGTAAGCGTTGCAGAGCAAGATAGAGTAAATTACGAAATAGTTGCTTTACAATATAATAGTTCTAAATATAATCATGTTGAAAATAATTTAGCATTAACAACTAGAGATATAACTAATTTAGATATACCACCTTTAGCTCCAACAAACTTAACAATAGAAGAAATTATTTATGAGAATACAGGAATTGCAAGAGTTAAATTAATTGTAAGTTGGACTTCAGTAACAGATTCAGTATTTGTTAGATGGAGATTTGAAGATGGTAACTGGGAATCACGAACAATAGACAGTGCAAAAGGTTATGAAATACTTGACACTGTTGCTGGTAGTTATGAAATTGAAGCGTATGGTGTAAGTGCATCTGGTCTGCGATCATCTACACCATCAACTCAAACATTTATTGCTAGAGGTAAAACTGATTTACCTTTAAATGTAAGCGGTGTTTCCCTTTTACCTATAGATGAAACAAGTGGCATATTAAGTTGGAATCGTGCCACAGAACTTGACGTTTTATTAGGTGGTGCTGTTTTAATACGTCATTCAAAATTAACAAGTGGTGCTCAATGGCATACAGCACAAGAAATTATTACAAAAGCTGCTGGTTCTCAAACACAAAAAATTGTACCTCTTTTAACTGGAACGTACCTAATAAAATTTGAGGATGATGGTGGGCGTGAGTCTCCTGCTCCTGGTAGTTCTGATTCAGATTGGAATAACACTAGAGTCACAGCTACATTGCCTACTCCGACTGAACGTCTTTTGGTAAGTAATGTTGATGAGCATACAGCTAATTTCACTGGATCAAAAACAAATACTGTTTATAACTCTGGGTCAGATGCTTTGCGTTTGACAACATCCAGTAATGCAACAGCAACCAGTGGTGAATATGAGTTTGCAAATAGCGTTGATTTAGGTCAAGTTTTTGACGTGAATTTACAAAGAAATGTTGCTTCTAGTTCTTTCTTTATTAATAGCTTGTGGGATGACAGGACAGACTTGGTAGATGATTGGGGTGATATAGATTCCGTTGGTTCTGGGACATCAGAGGCTACTAAATGTAATGTTGCTTTATTTGTAAGATCAACAAATGATAATCCATCTGGTTCTCCGACTTATTCTGATTACAAAGAGTTTAGTAATGTTTTATTAAGAGGCAGACATTTTCAATTTAAAGCAAAACTTACAAGTACAGACACAAACCAAAATATTAATGTTACTGAACTAGGTGTAAAAGTTGAGTTGCAATCAAGAGTTGAAAGCATTGCAACACCAATTACAACAGGTTCATCGACTAAATCAGTTACATTCACAAATGCTTTCAAGGAAGCTCCAAGTGTTCAAATCACTCAAACAAGTAATGGACAACAATCTGGTGACTTTTTTGAATTAGCTAATGTCACAAGAAGTGGTTTTGAGGTAACATTCAAGCAGGGTGGTTCTGCTGTAGCGAGGTCTTTTGTTTATGCAGCCGTTGGTTTTGGAAAGGAAATCTAAATGAGTCAACACGATTTCAACATAGCTAATGCTGTTGGAGCAACATTTAGAGCAGATTTAAATAATGCTCTAGGTGCTATTCAGTCATCAAATAGCGGGTCAAGTGATCCATCAACTTTGGTTGCTTATCAACAATTCGTTAATACCTCAACAAATAAATTAAATATTAGAAATGGTGCAAACTCAGCAAATATTGAAATAGGAGATGTAACACAAGCAAATCTAGGTCTTGCAACAAAGGCATCGCCTAGTTTTACGGGAACTGTAACAAGTGCTGGCGATATATCTTTATCTGGAACGGGAAAAATAAAACTACCAGTAGGTACTACAGCCCAAAGACCTACAGCAGCGACAGGTGATATGAGATTCAATAGTAGCCTTACACAGTTTGAGGGATATGACGGAAGTAGCTGGACGCAATTTGGTGCTGGTGCTCCTGTTGGTGCTGTATTTTGTACTGCTGCTGCAAGTGTTCCAACTGGTTTTCTTGAATGCAATGGGGCTGCTGTTTCAAGATCAACTTATGCAAGTCTATTTAGTGCAATAGCTTCTATTTATGGAAGCGGTGATGGGTCGTCCACTTTTAATTTGCCTGATTTAAGAGGTGAGTTTATTAGAGGTTTTGATAATGGTAGAGGAGTTGATAATGGAAGAACACATGCAAGTGCTCAATCAGATCAAAACAAGGGTCACACTCACAGTGCGTCAGTAACAGATCCAGGTCATAGTCACACTGTTAATAATTTTGGAGGTAACTTTGGGGGTAGTTCTGGGACACAAACATTTAGAAGCGATCACGTTGGAACAAGTACAGCAATAGTTCAAAGTGCAACAACTGGAGTAAGTGTAAGCAACGCAAGTCAGGGTGGAACTGAGGTTAGAGTTAGAAACATCGCTATGATTTACATCATTAAATTTTAATTATGGCTAACAAAAAGATTAGTGATTTTACAGAATTAACAGCACCAGCATCTAGTGATATTTTTGCTGTTCTTGATGCAAGCGAATCAACAGCTTCTGATAAAAATAAAAAAATCAGTTATGCAAATATTTTAGGAAAAGCACCTGATGGGTCAGCAAGTAGTCCATCTTTTTCCTTTAATTCAGACACAAATTCAGGAATTAGTGGAGGTTCAGACACCCTTGTCTTAAGTACAGGTGGAACGGCTGCTTTATCTGTAGACAGTTCTCAGAATGTCACCTTAAGTGCAAATTTAACAGTAAGTGGTACAACAACCACCATAAATACTACCAATCTTGATGTAGAAGATAAAAACATTACCCTCGGCAAAGTTTCTAGTCCAAGTGATACCACAGCGGATGGAGGAGGTTTAACGTTAAAAGGTGCTTCAGATAAAACTTTTAACTGGGTAAACTCAACAGATTCTTGGACGAGTTCTGAACATATTTCTGTTTCTGGTCAAAAAGAATTTAGATATTTAGATGCAGATTCAAGTCATTATGTCGGTTTTAAAGCACCAGCAACAGTTTCATCTAATTTAGTTTGGACATTGCCTGCTGTTGATGCTTCAGTTAGTGGTTATGTTTTATCTAGTAATGCTTCTGGAGTTTTAAGTTGGGTCGATCCAGGGAGCACAGCTTCACCTAGTTTCACAGGGAATGTAAGTCTTACAAATGACGGTAATATTGTTGGACCAGCTTCTATTCATGCTCTTTATACAGGATCAGTCAAAACTTTTACTGTTACCGTTGCCAGCAAAGACGCTACTCATCGATACAACGGAACTGGATCGTCAAATGGTTATAAAATAGATGGCAAATTTGCACCATTTATAACACTTACTCCAGGCAGAACATATAAATTTGACCAAGCAGATGCAAGTAACAGTGGTCATCCTTTACTTTTTTATGAAGAGGCAGATAAGACAACCGCATATACAACAAATGTAACGACTTCGGGCACACCAGGCTCTGGTGGTGCATATACACAAATAGTAATTACAGATTCAACTCCTATTGTTCTCCATTATCAATGTAGTTCTCATGCTCACATGGGTAACGCTGTTCAAACTAATAGTGGAGCAGGATCAGACGGAAATGCAACTACAATTACAGTTGCAGACGAAAGTTCAGATACTACTTGTTTTCCATTATTTGTAACAGCAGCCACTGGATCGTTAGCAGCAAAAAGCGGATCAAATTTAGCTTTTAATTCAAGTACTGGAGCCTTAACAGCAACATCCTTTGTAGGGGCACTGACAGGGAATGTAACAGGAACATCAACAACTTCTACAAATGTAACTGTTGCTGATGAATCCTCCGACACAACTTGTTTTCCCCTGTTTGTAACTGCGGCAACAGGGGATTTACCTCCTAAATCTGGCAGTAATTTAGCTTTTAATAGTGCAACAGGAGCTTTAACGGCTACATCATTTGTGGGAGATGGTTCTAACTTAACTGGAATTGCTGCTGGTTCTACAACTTCTGTATTTGAAAACCCAAAAGTTTTAACTGGAAATCATACAATAAATTCCAACAATAATGGGTTGGCAGCAGGCCCATTTTCTGTTGGAAGCTATACTTTAACTGTGCCAAGTGGGTCTGTCTTTACGGTTGTTTAAATTATGAGTGGAGAAATTAAACTTACTTCTGATTCTGGAGGAGGTACTGTTAGTTGGAAAGCTCCAGCTACTACAACAAGTAATGCAGCGGTACAACTTACTCTTCCGCAAAATGATGGAGATGCTTCACAGTATCTTCAAACAAA